GTCGTGTCCCGTGAGCTGGTTGGTTTCATTCCCGCTGTGACGCTGGACGCGCAATCCTCGCGCGCCGCAGTCAACCAGTCCGTCCGCTCGTTCGTCGCGCCGGCCGCCTCGGCTGGCGACATCACCGCAGGCGTCACGCCTCCCAACGATGGAGACCAGACCATCGGCGACCAAGAGATCAAGATCACCAAGGCGCGCCGGGTTCCGATCCGCTGGACGGGCGAGGAAGAGCGCGGCTCCGGCCCCGCTGCTGCTGCCATCCAGGGCGCCCAGATCCAGCAGGCCATCCGCACGCTGTGCAACGAGATTGAGGCCGACATTGCCGACCTGTACAAGGTGGCGTCTCGCGCCGCCGGCACTGCCGCCACGACGCCGTTCGGCACTGCTGGCGACTACACCGCAGCCAGCCTGACCCGCAAGATCCTGGTCGACAACGGCGCGCCTGTCTCCGACATGCAGCTGGTCCTGGACACGGCCGCGGGCGCCAATCTGCGCGGCAAGCAGGCCTCGAGCTCGCAGGAGTTCGGCGACACCATGCTGCGCCAGGGCGTGCTGCTGGACATCAACGGCATGATGGTCCGTGAGTCTGGTCAGACCAAGACGCACACGAAGGGCACCGGCGCATCGGCCACGACCAACACGGCCGGGTACGCTGTCGGCGCGACCACCATCACGCTGGCCTCGGCTGGCACCGGCACCATCGTTGCCGGCGATGTGATTACCTTCGCGGGCGACACGAACCAGTACGTGGTGACCACCGGTGATGCTGACGTTTCCGGCGGCGGCACTGTGGTTCTGGCCGCACCCGGCCTGCGCCAGGCCATTGCCGCTTCTGCAACGGCGATCACTGTGGTGGCCAGCAGCCCGCGCAATCTCGGCTTCGCGCGCTCGGCCATCGTGCTGGCGCAGCGCCTGCCAGCCCTGCCGGCTAACGGCGACCTGGCCTCGGATCGCACCAGCATCGTGGACCCCCGCTCGGGTCTGTCTTTCGAGGTGGCGCTGTATCCGCAGTACCGTCAAATGCAGTGGGAGGTGTCCTGCGCCTGGGGCGTGAAGGTCATCAAGCCCGAGCACGTCGCCATCCTGCTGGGCTGATGTCTCAGACCGCAGCAACCGTCCGCGTGATGCCTACTCACCCTTCGCAAGGTGAGTGGGTCATTATGAACGCATCAGATTTTGACCCTGCCGTGCATCAACTGTACGGGGCGGCGCCAGAACCTGATGCGTCACCGCAGCCGGCAGAAATGTCCAAGCGGCGCGGACGACCGCCAAAATACCTGAACCAGGAGCCCAACGATGGCAACCGCTGAAAACGCGAAACTCCAGTATGAGGCGGGGCAGACCTCCACCTCAATGACGACCCTGACGAACTCAGGCGACGAGACCACCTTCACCAGCTCGGCCTCGTTGTGGTCCAAGCGTTCGGGCTATGCGCCTGTGGTGCTGCCCAACGGCTTGCTGACTGGCGGGGCAATCACGCCGCACGCATCCGACAACAACAAGGTCAACGTCGCCGCCCTGACGCTGAATCTGAACGGCGTTGTTACCAGCGTCAGCGCTGGCACGGCAACCATCACGCGCGGCGTCTCCACCGACACGCACAACATCACCAGCATCACCATCAACTCCAGCGGGGCCATTGCGGCCGTTTCTGGGACCGATGGCACGGCGTTCAGTGAGACGCGGGGTGCAACTGGTGGGCCTCCGCTGATTGCAGTGGATTCGGTAGAGATTGGCCAGGTGCGGACGACATCTGTAAGCGCTGCACTGGTAACCGCCGCTGAGATTTTCACGGTGGTTGGCACGCACACCGAGCGCGCAGACTACCCGCTGTTCGACATCAACTACAGCGCTGGGTCTGTGACTTTCCTGGCCGCGCTGCCTGAGATCCACACCGGGCCAGTGCCGAAACGTGTCTACGCATCGTTCGCTGCGCCGATCTTCAGCGATGTGCAGCTGGCATCGGACTTCGTGCCGCCTGAGACGACGCACAGCTTGACCTCCACTCAGGTCTATGGCACCACGCTGGGCTCTACGGCCTCCACGCTCAATCAGGGCAGCTTCACGGCTTACCTGCAGGATGGCGTCGCCGATGGCTTGGTGCAGCTCAAGAACCAGGATCTGTGGTTCAAGTTCTTCCCTGACCGCTACAAGTCGCCGTACCTGCTCACGCAGGGCAAGCTGGGCGTGTCCCGCACCTTCCCGGCCGGCGACAACATCCAGGCGGCTTGCACCATTTCCGCCACGGAGCGCGCAACTGAGGTAGGCTGATGTTTGATCTCAATCGATTCGAGCAGGCAAGGTTCGAGTCGAAGAAGGCGCGAGTTGCCGTTGAGGCGCTCGCGTTTTTTTTCGACGAAGGCGAAGCGCCGGAGTGGGAAGTTCGCGGCCTGAGCGCCAGCGAGCTGCACACCGCGCTGGAGGCCGAGAAACGCCAGTCCAGCATCGACAGCATTGTCAAGGCCATCGCCACCAAGGCGGACCAGGCCAAGGCCATCAGGCAGGCCCTGGGCATTGCTGGCGACACGCCTGGCGAGATTGCCAAGCGCCTCGAAATCCTGGTAGCCGGCTCGGTGTCCCCGAAGATCGAACTGTCGGCGGCCGTGAAGCTGGCCGAGGCCTTCCCGATTGAGTTCCTCATGCTGACCAACAAGATCAGCGAACTCACTGGCCAGGGCGCCGATCTTGTAAAGCCAAGCGCCGTCTCGCAGACGATCCAGGCCTGAGCGCAACACTTGCGCTACTGGAACAGCGAGGCGGCTACCTCTACCAGCACCGCCCGGATATCATCCCGCAGGGTTTTCTGACCGACGAAGAACTGACGATCTGGGCGGCGTACTACGAGAAGAAGCAGCAAGATGGCCGACATACAGCAAACCGTTGAGCTGATTTTCAAGGGTCAGAACCAGACCAATGCGGCCATTTCGCAGATCCAAAAGGATCTCGGCGATCTCTCGCGCAATGCCGACAGCTCCACTACCGCGATCGGCAAAACCAACGCCGAGCTAGACAAGATCGGGGGCAACAGGGCCGGCATTCAGTCTGCAACCGTCGCGCTGCAGGCCCTGGCCGGCTCGTTGGTCATCAAGGACTTCATCGACGCCAACGTGGCGATCGAGCAGTTTCGCAACACACTGAAGCTGGTCACAGGGTCAACCGAGGCGGCAAACAAAGAGCTGGACTTCATCACCAGCACGGCCAACCGCCTTGGCATTGAGGTTCGAGGGGCGGCGGGCGCCTATGCATCGTTTGCCGCTGCGGCCAAGGGCACGGCGGCAGAGGGCGAAGGCTCGCGTGTCGTCTTTGAAGGGTTTGCCACGGCGTTTGCCGCATTGGGCACAAGCGGCGCAGATGTTGCCGGCGCGTTCACACAGCTCGCGCAGGGCGTCAGCAAAGGCAAGTTTGAGCTTGATGATCTGAAGTCCGTGGCAGAGCGTCTGCCGGGATTCTTCAATACTTTTGCCGACTCCCTGGGCGTCACCAATGCAGAATTTTTCGACCTGATCTCAAAGGGCAAGATCGGAATACCCGAGCTAATCAAGGTAGCAGAACAGCTCAAGACTCAATTCGGGTCGGCGGATTTCAGCAGTTTCAACAATGAGCTGTCTAGGCTCAAGAATTCGATCACTGATGCGCAGGTGACGATTGGCGACGCCGGGGCATTTCGATTGCTTGTGAAGGCGATTGAGGGCACGACGGTCATTGTCGCCGGCTCAACTGCCGCCATCGTGCTATTCGCCGAAGCGTTGGGCACGTCTGTTGCCGCTATCGTTTCAACGTCCGGCACGTTAAATGATTTCAGGAAGGGCAATATCACCCTTGCCGAGGCCATAGAAAGAAACAGTCAAGAGGCGGAAAGATTTAAAACTGCCATTGGCCAATCCCTTGATAAGGCCGCTGCCTCTGTTGATGGCTTGGTGCCAAAATTCTTGGGGCTGGACACGGTTACAAAGGAAACCGCTAAATCCAGCACCGGCCTTGCCGTAGCGCTCGGCGACGAAGAAAAGGCAATGCTAGCGCAGGTTGCATCTGCGCAGGATCTCGCCAATGCCAAGGTTAAGGTCAAAGACAAGAGTGCAGACCTTGCCAAGCAGCAGCTCGCAGAGCAAAAGCTGTATCTGGAAACGACCAAGGCCGCCCAGGATTACGCCGTCAAGCTAGAAAGCATTTCCTCGAACGAGCGCATCAAATTCATTGAGGCGCGCGTCAAGCTGGAGATTGCCCAGGCCGTTGCGGATGCGCAGAAATTCGAGTCAGCGCTTAAATCTCTTGCGACAACGGTCGAAGCATCAGGCAGCGTAATACAGAGCATCTTTGGCGCGTTTGGCGATATCGAAGGTTTCTATGGACTCGACAAGTTGGAGATCAT